TGCGCTATTTCGCTGTAATGCAGCTCCAACTCATCTGACAGGTCGTGCCGGTTCTTTGCATCCCAGCAGGGATGATGGGTGGTGTACATGACACGTTTGCCACCCCGGGCCTTATTGGTACCCTTATCAACACCCTGGCCATCCACATTGACCACATAGGTTCTATAGTTTGCAAATAGGACCATGTCGGCCCATTCTTTGACCATCGGTGCAGTTTTCCTCTGCAGCTTCATTTCCCACCGGTCATATGCTCCCAGTTCATCAGGTTGCTCAAATTTACGCATCTGAGCATGGGCTACCAGAACTACGTTTATACTTAGCTCGATAAGTTCTTCCAGGACATTAAGTAGCCGGCCAAATTCCTCCATGAGGTAGACATAACCCTTACCATAACCGAAGTCCTCAATACCGTTGATTGTTTCTTTGCTTTTAGGTGGTAATTTATTTGCACAAATATGCTCTATACATAGCCGCTCAGCCCAGTCTGCGGTGTCAATTACCAGGGTGTCGCAAACATGGGGGTTACCTTTTACATACTTTACTTCTTCCATTAACATGGTCCAGCTGGAGGGGGCAGGTAGCCGGGCCACATCCATATGCTTTGTACTGCCCTCGGTATCAATAAATAGAGGGTTCGGGAACTTACTGGCAAAGTATGATTTTCCTATGCCTTCAACACCATAGAGGCATATTTTCTGAGCGCCCTGGATAATTCCGTGTGATATCTGCAACTAAAACTCACCTGCTTTCTGTTTATTTTGCACCTGGGTTTTCATATCAACCCACCTGCAATTTGATGGTTCATAGTTTCCATCGACATCGATCCGGTCAATGGTACATTCGCCTCTTTTTGCTTTTGGATCGTACCCATTTGCCATAGCCCAGTCACGAAAAGCGGGAAAATCATTTCTCCATTCATCACAAATCCTTATTCCTCGGGCGCCATACACGTGATATCTGTTATGCGAAGGATAATAGCACCTGTCTATCATGCCCCGCCAAATCCCATATAAACGGCTTCTACTGTTGCCATGTGTTCTATGAGCGTATTTACTGGTTTCCGAAACACGTTCTTTGTGTAAACAGCCACATGAGACTGAAACGCCTGAGCGTAAACTATGTCCAAATACTTCTCGAATTTCACCGCAATCACATTTGCAGACCCATTTTATGCTTGGTTTTTTGCCATTACCAACAGAGTGAGCTTTTTTAATTACGGTCCAACGACCAAATTGTCTGCCTGCTAAGTCTATAAATGCGCCTATGGTTAAAACCTCCCTGCTTCCCACTTCGGTGCTTCTGGTTGCTCAGCACCTACAATATAACCATCCTGAATTAAAATTGAACATTCCGGGCCCGTACTCACCCGGGTAGCGATAGCCTGCAGGCCCTCCTGCTCTAGCCACTGGCCAAACTCAGTTAATGTATCCAAGTCCATTTGTTCTAACTTATCCAGGAGTACAAAACCGCACTGGGGTTTAAGCTTCCTCACGATGGCCACCGACACTTTGAGCTGATCAGATCCGCTCATGTTGTCCCACTTGTGCCCTTGGTAAGTCAGCTCACCATCCACTACGCTCAGCCCCGGTAGGGGTAGGTCTGCACCCTTCAGCAGGTCAATTTTAGCCTGGCGAACTTTTTCAAGCTCAACAGTTAGGGTGTTGTACTGGTCGGTATAATCCTGAGCATCGGTTTCGGCTTTGTCCTTATCCAGATTAGCCCGGACCTTGACGTTGATTTCTTCGATATTGGTAATGTTGGTTTCTAATTCTTCGGTTGATTCGTCCTGCAGATCTAGAGCAGATTTGCGGGCTATTTCAAGGTCAGATTCTATAGCCTGCTGTTTTTTACCCAGATCAAAAAGCTTAGCTTTAAGATCATCAATCTGTTTTTGTACTTCTACAGCTTGCATTTCCAGGCTGCGCAGATTCTCCCGCTTCCGCTGATTCTCCCCGTTCCGGGCCAGGATGTCCTGCTGCTGCTTGATCAGATCTGATGCTGATATAGGTTCCTTAGGTGCGTCCGTGTAATATGGCTGTTCTTTCGCAAATTTGGCCTTTTGGTCGGCTATCTGGCCGATGGTATGCCGCCGGTTATAGACTTCTTTTTCCTTTTGTTCTAATTCATATAACTGTTCACCGACACCTATAATCTGCAGTAACGTATTAGCCTTTTCCTTATTGTTAGAGTTCATGAATTTTGGCAGGTCCAGAGCCAGCTGCTCCACAAACTCGTTGAGTAGCTGCTGCCCACCCTTCTGCCCGGAGGGGTCAATAACTTTAAGGTCGCTATTCTTACCTTTCCGTTCAACCACCAGGCCGTTGCTCATAACAACGTGGATATTCGGCGGAATAACTGACCCTTCCCGGGTGGCCTCGCTCGGCTTAAAGCTATTACCCCCCAGGGCCCAGGCTATACTGTCCAGTACGGATGTCTTACCCTGGTTGTTCTTGCCACCTATAACAGTTAGGCCGCTCGGTGTAGGCTCAATCTTTACGGCCTTAACTCGCTTTACGTTTTCTATTTCAAGCTTATTTATTTTAATAGTCATAACTACCTCCTTATAACTGTATGGGTTTAAGAGGAACAATTAGCATCTGGCCATTTTCCCCTGCAAACAGCAAGGGCCTTATCCCCTGATAACACGTAACAAATATTTGTCCAGTTAATGTTTCTTGCATCAGGTTAAGGTAATTCTCATTAATAAGAACTTTTTTGTCAGAATTACATAGGTAGATAGGGTTATGCCCCTGATAGTAATAATCCTTATCGTCATCGTTGTATTCTTCTCTTGTAAATTCTTTATAACTTGTCGTACTATACAAGGCATAGCCTTTAAATAATTCCTTATAATTGGGATAAGCATTATTATTTATAGCTGCTCGGTCATCCTCAAGCTTCAAAATGTTTTTACCCTTTAGTTGCTCGGGAATAACATCACATGCCAGTTCCAGGAGAATTCGCGTATTGGATGCTACTAAAAACCCTTCTTCAGCAGCATGGACACACATTAGTGCTTCTCTGAAATGCATGTTAGCTACACATTTTTGAGCTATTTTAAACAACCTCTTAAAGTCATCTGACATATCACATTCAACCCAATAGCTATAGTCTTCGTAATGTATGCAAGTTTCGCAATCTATCATTGTTTTTGATACCTCCTTATTTGTACTTCAACTTTCCGCCTCCCCCATTGGAGACATTCGTTCTTACTGTCCATATACAGGTCAACTCTATGCCCTTGTATCGCCCCACCCGTGTCTGCCGCTACCGCCGGACCGTACCCCTCGATGTACAGTTCGGTCCCCAGAGGTATCACCCGGGGGTCAACCGCTACCGTTCCCCGGCTCGGCCACGTACCGGTTGCGGTCCGGTAGCCTGTCCAGGTGTAGGCCGTAGCCTCAAAGATAACAGTCTCTGGCTCCGGCTCTTGTGGTTTCAGCTCCTGATACTCCTGCACTACCTCGGGGATTATTACCGGTGCTAGTACCGGGACCGGGTTGAAAATAATAGTGATACACAAGGCTACAAAAAGGATAAAAATTATGAAGCTAATTATTTCGCCAATCCTACCAACCATAAAATCGTTTCCCGCACTGGACTATGATTACCAGGACTGCCAGCAGCCCAGCTATGACCAGGACTGTCCACCCCACCCCGTCCATAGCCTTTTCAACTTTCCGTAACTGCTCCCGCTCACGTGCCGCGTGAGGTGTGTCCCAGGTACGTGGCTCTTCCCGCGTGATGGGCCGGGACCGGTTAACCCGGGTAACGGGCTGGACTTTGTATCTATTCCAGTAGTTCTGAGTAATTCTCACGCCTATCCCCTCCCTGCTCGTTCTAGTACCTTAAATATCCTCGTCTGCGAATATCCGTAATACTCACCAATTTCTTTCAATGTTAGCCCCCGTTGCCTCATGCCTTGCAGTACTGTAATATCAACCTCATTGTTAAGCCGGAACCGCTCACCTAGGCGCACGTTTTCCAGCATGTCGAAGGCCTGTTCGGGGAGACAGCTTTTTTCCAGGGCTACTGTTAAGGCATAATAGTTAAGTCTGTTATCCATCGGAATCATCTACCCAATCCACCCAGGCGACCAGGCGGCCCAGGTTGGTATTGATCATGCCTTTTTGTTCCTGCCGTTTCCGCCACTTCCGCCAGCGTCTCTTTTTTCTACCCATGATTCCCCTCCTCAAAAATCGAAACGATATGGACATGATTGCAGTTAAAGGGATGATATTTTTGTAGCTTTTGAGCTAAATTAATAGCTTTTAGAAATTTAATCCTGGCATCCTGGATGCTGATAGCTTGCATAGGTAGCTTATGATTACTGCGCCTGCCGCGCTTGAATTGACGATAAGTAATGATATACAATGGTTGTCCTCCTTTCAGATATTAAATGGAGGCCGCTGCCGGACTTGAACCTGGCCCTCCCTCAGCTTTGCTTGCCGAGGGTGCTCGCCTCTGAGCTTGCGGCCTTGTTTATCTCCTTTACCG